ATGCTTGGTTCCTGGGGCGACGCAGCCGCTTTCAGTTTCTATCCAACGAAGCCATTGGGGGGTATAGGCCATGGCGGAGCGGCGTGGTTCAAAGAAAAAGAACAAGCCGACTGGGCGCGAAGTCGCCGCAATCACGGACGAACACCCGAGGGCAGTCAGGTGCGTGTTGGATATAACTCAAGGATGGACGAAACGAACGCCGCTGTCCTTCGAGATCGACTATCCAGATACCGAGGAAGCATTGATAGCCGTCGAGAACTTAGTGACCGATATAGTCAAAGGGGACTCCTCCCACTTTCCCTCAGGACTAGAGGGGGTGGCGTCCCTGCTTGCTATCCCATTCTGGTCGATCAACGTGAAGCCCTCCGGTTCCGGCTTGCTGACATTGGAGTTGAAACCGGAGTTCACTACGACACTGCACTAAGTGACATGGGCCACCTGGGCGGTCTCAGGAACTGTCCTAACGCCACACGGTTTGCCCAGCGCATCGTGACGCTGCCGTGTCACCCCAAGATGTCTTACCATGATGTAGATAGGATCGCGGATGTCGTTCTCACTGAGTCAGCTAGAGGAGAAACTGAGAACGCTGGGGCCTGATGCCCCCGAACGCCACGTCCTAGGCCAAGCTCTCCGCATGATAAACATGCGGAAACTCGTTCGCTACAACCCCTATCCCTGGCAGCAGGACTTCCATAACGCTGGCTCAGATTGCCAGCAGCGCCTCTTGATGGCAGCCAACGGTGTTGGTAAGACTATCTGTGGCGCGGCCGAGACGGCCATGCACCTGACCGGGCAGTATCCCGACTGGTGGAAAGGCCGCCGCTTTGTCAAACAAGTCCATGTCTGGGTCGGCTCAATTAGCAACCAAACTCAGCGAGATTACACGCAACCGGCTCTCTTCGGCCCAAACCTGGGCGAAGGCCTTGGAACGGGTTACATACCGGGAGAACTGCTCGTTGGGCGTCCGCGCCCGCGTCAAGCTGGTATCGGCGACGTTGTCGATATCGCGTATGTGCGCCACGTCTCTGGTAAAGACTCTGTCGTCACGATGAAAACCTACGAGCAGGGCTGGCGCATGTGGCAAGGCGCTGCTCCTGACTGCATCTGGCTCGATGAGCAGCCAGACGAGACGGCCAAAGAAGAGAAACCCATCTTTGGCGAGGTCATCACCCGTATCTTCCGATCCTCCGGGATCATGTACGCAACCCTCACCCCGCTCTTGGGTGAGACCGATATGATAAGGCACTTCATGTCTGGAGCTAAGGGCACTTACCTTAAGGGCGCGACCTGGGATGATGCGCCCCACCTCAAAGAAGACGACAAGGAGGCCGCTAAGGCCGCCTATGGAGAACATGAGGTGGACGTTCGTACTCAAGGTGTTCCTATGATGGGCACCGGGCGAGTGTTCTCCATCTCCGAGAACGATATCAAGATTCCACCGAAGAAGATTCCAGAGCACTGGGCGAGGATCGTGGGCATCGACTTTGGCGTCGGGCACCCATCAGCCACCGCCGAGCTAGCCTGGGACAGAGATGAGGATGTGATCTATGTGGTTCGGACCTGGCGCCAAAAAGGCGCTGACGTACCTACCCATGTTGCCTCTATACGCGGCGCTGATCCTTGGATACCTGTTGCATGGCCTCATGATGGGCTTCAAAGAGAACCTGGCGTGGATAAGGGGCTCAAGACCCTCAAGCAAATCTACATCGAAGCGGGGGTCATGCACATGCTCTCCCTGTCGGCACGATACAAGAACGACACCGGGGGCGGGCAGCCGGTAGAGCCCATGATCCTAGAGATGACCAATCGCTTCCGCGATGGCCGTCTCAAGGTGTTCGATAGCTGCACTGAGTTCTTCGATGAATACCGCTCATATCACCGTGACGAGAACGGCAAGATTGTGCCCCTCCGGGATGACACTATCAAGGCCGTGATGTACGGGATTATGATGCGGCGCTATGCTAGGCCGAAGGGCCTGAGGAAGAAGGCCCCTGGCTCAGCCTATACGCGGGCAGTGCTCTAGGGCCGCTCGCCATTGAGGGCAGCGTCAATCACTTGCAGCGCCTGTGTGCGGCAGTCTTCAGCATCCGGGTCTTCGATTAGGCAAGTCCATGCTACCCGCAACGCAGTTGTCAACCGCGCTATTTCTATCTCGGCCAGGTCTAGCTTAGACTTCGCGACGAAGTTGGTCATAGCTTCTTAGCTCTCCGTGCTGCAGGGGCTGGCTTAGCCCTGGTCTTCTTGACTGGCCTGGACAGGTTCTTCTTGCCGTGACTCATCTTCCGGCCGTTCCAGCGCTTTGCCATTCTTCTCCCTCTCTATGAGTTGGAGCAGGGCATCCTTGATGATCTCAATGTTGGCCATGCCCGCCTTGAGTATCTCAATGTCCTTCTTGATCTCGTCTAGCGACGAGCAAGTGGTGGGGTCGTCAATTATAGCCCCGGGGGTGGCAACGTATTCCAAGGCCCCCTCATCCTCACCCACAACATAGAATGACCGTTCTCCCCAACCCTCGTTCCCCATGCCTATCCAGCCTCCTATCATTAGGGCCCTTTCTTTTCGAGCTTTTCTGCCAATACCATAGCATGGGCCCGGGATATCTGTAGGCGCTCCAGGGCTTGAACCAGCCGCAGGCGCAGATCAGTATTCTCGTTTAGCAGAGCATCACGCTCGCGTAATACGGCATCAATGATTTCCGCACTCTCAGTAATAGCGGCGTGTAGTGCGGCTAGCCTCTTCTCGACAGTCATGGTGCCTCAGAGGGCGTCTCCTTTGCTAGACGTTGTTTGCGCTCGCTTTCTTGCTGGTTCCACAGCTTACCATTGAGCCAGCTACAGAGATTAGAAGCTTGAGCGCTTGACAGTCGTATATGCCGCACATGCGGCCAGACTGACACGGTGATCTGGAAGCCATCCTCAGCCTCTCTAATGCTGAGGATACCATCGTCATCTATCCGAATTACTGGCATCGGGGGGACTCCATTGCCCGACATCAAGACGTCAATATCGAAATTCGAACAAGTATGCCGGGAATCGAACCTGGCCCCGGTCAAGAGACTCCAAGTCGGCTCCCGGCTTGTTCTTATAGCCGATGGTTACTGCAACGATCACCCAAACTTCCGAGGCCCACACTACACTACACTGTGGGCAGTTGGCAAGGATGAAAACACGCTGGAAGTGGCAAGACCGCTTTATTTCGCGGGCCTAGGCACCGTTGACAAAGAGACCCGTATCGCCGCAGCCGAGCAAGACGGCATAGCGTTCGCAGAGGACATGAATGGCAGATCGGCAGAACGATAGCCTTTCCACACCCGACGCCACTGTCACCGAGATTCGGAACAGGCGCTTCGACTCGCGCGATTTTGACACGATCGCACAATACATAGTCGAAGAGAAAGACCGGCGTAAGAAGGCCCGCAAGGACCGCGAAGAGCAGTGGAAAGAGATCGACCGTCAACTGGCCATGGAGCCACTGACGGCCTACAAGATCAACCCACTCACCGGCATGCCCAAGCAGGGAATGGGGTGGCTGCCTGAGATCGAGCTACCGCTCCAGGCGCAGACCCTCGAAATCCTCTGTGCGGACGCCAGGCGCATGGTCTTCCCAGACAATGGCCCCTGGTTCCGGGCGCATGCGCTCACCTCTGATGAGTACCTGCGCAAGGTGGATTTCCAGTCCTTTATCGCGGGCGACGAGAATGACGTGCCCTCGACCATCAACCAGGACAATGCCGACCGTATTGTGGAAGGCATCATGGGCGATGTGCATGAGCAGTCTGGACTATTCCAGCAGATCGACCGCTTCAATGCTGAGGCCTTCAAGTATGGCACCGCTGTAGGGCGGGTGCGCAAGGCCAAGAAGCCTGTCTATGTTGAGACGGCCCGCGGCGTTACCAACGAAAACCTGCTGCTTCCCGTATTCTTCGCCTCATCTGTCAAGGACACCTACCTAGATACGACTGAGCAGCTTGTGATGAATGAAGGCCACGTCCTCGGTCCATCGACCATCTTCTACAAGCGCCAGCGTCTCGTGGACCTGGTACAGGCTGCCAAGACTGGCTCTGGCGATCCCCGCAATGAGGACGGCGGCTGGATGCCCAATAAGCTCAAGGACTTGCAGGCGGATATTGACGGCCTGGTAGAGGTCATCCGTTACGAAGGAGACCTGGTGGTTTCCCGTAAATCGGTGGACAATCTGTTCATCCCTGGGGTTATCGTCACGGTAGTCGTAGCGGGTGCAGACTCCCGTGTCGTCAGGATGGCCTTCCGCGAGAAGCCATTTGCCTCCTACGTCACACAGCCTTACCACCTGGAACATACCACCTCCCCGTATGGCACCAGCCCCCTGATGAAGGGGGCACCACTCCAGAAGGCTGCTACTGAGATGTTCTGCCGCCTGTTGCAGGCTGGCATCTTAAGTACCGAGCCCCCGGTCCAGTACGACCCTGACGATCCATCTTTCGCATCGACCGGAGGCCCGGTGATCGAGCCCCGCGCTCTCTGGGCTTCAACCGGAGAAGTGAAGCCGATCGAGATCGGAGACCCGACTAAGCTTCTACAAGCCTATACCGCCATTGTCCAGCACTACGCGGACGTCACGGGCATCAACGCCCCGCGGCTAGGCCAGCAGACGGTCTCGCACACCACGGCCTACGCCAAGGGTGTGGAGCTTACCCAGGGCCAGGTCAGGACCGTGGACTACGCCAATTCGCTCCTGGACAATGCGCTGGGCAAAATCCTGGATATGCAGTTTGCCTACCTGGCCGATGTCTGGGGCGAGGAGCGGGACATCTGGATTCCAGAATATGGCGGATTTGTGCGCGTCTTCAAGGACGTGATCCCGCCCAAGTGCGTGTTTGAAATCTTTGGCTCGCAAGGCCCCGCCGAGGAGCGGGCCAGGGCCCAAGAGCAGCTTGGTGCCATCCAGACCTGCGTCCAGATCGACCAGCTTAAGATGCAGGCCGGTCTCGGAGCCCCGATGGATTACACCGCAATTCAGAAGATGATCCTCAAGAAAGTGGGCTTTGCCGATGTCGATGCCGTTCTCCCTGCCGCCGCACCTCAAGCTCAAGCTGGACCTGCTCCGGCGGGACCCGGAGTTCCAGGCGCTGCTCCTGGCGATCCCGGCACCACATCAACCGCTCTACAAGCTCTCGCCTTCGGCGGACTTGCAAGCGGATAATCAGAAAGACGACTGGGTTTTTTCGAGTGGCAGGGTAGCCGGTCACCGGCGCCTGCTAGCGATTTTTGGTGTTGACTACAAGGAGACTGAGAACCGTGACTGAAGAGACGAAGACTGCTGAGACGACTACAGAGCAACCTGCGGTAGCTGAACAACCCAACCCGACTCAGAAAGATGAGGTCGAGGCGGAGAGCAGCGCGGCGCAGAATGATGGCCTCGACGAGCTTCTGAAGGAATTCGATCAAAGACGCGAATCCCCGAAGCCGGAGAAGCCAGCAGGCGAATCTGAGAACAAAACAGGAACGCCGGTTGACGTTAATGCCCTTGCCACCGTCGAGCAGAGGCTCAACGAGTATGAGGCACGAGAGCAACGCCGGGAGCTAGAGCGGCTATTCACCGATCTATCCGATGGCACCTCGGCCGATGCTATTGACGCCGAAGCTTACTTGAACGCCCGCGCCCTGCGCGAACCAAAGCTCAATCAGCTTTACCAGAACAGAGACAGTAATCCTCAACTCTGGGCAAAAGCTTGGGCCAACATCAAGCAGGATTTCTCCAAGCGGCACAAGAAGGTGGATAAGACAGCGACAGAGAGCCGGAATGCTGTTGAGTCTGCGATTCGCAGCGCTTCAACCGCAGCGCCTAGGGAGGAAGTTACATCCAAGGAAGTGCAGAGCATGTCCAAGGATGACTTCGACAACTTGCAACGCAAGCTAGGAGTGCAACCTCTCTAATAGGTGCTGCTCGCTTTTAATCCAAGAAAGGAGCATCACAGATGGCTGTGACAGATACCACAGTCCTCACAAAGCCGATTAACGCAATGTTTACTCGGCGCTTCTTGGAGCGAGCCCAGTATAAGACCCATTACTTCATGGGTACTGACCCGGCCTCTCTCTCCAAGAACGGGGGCACCGCGACCGCTTTGTGGCGTCGCATTGAGCACCTTACGCCTTCCACCACGGCTCTCTCGGAGCTTACTGGTGAAGCATATCCGACCCGCACCGGCGTTACGCCGACCGTGACGGACGTGCAGAAGGCAGTCTCGAAGTACGGCACGCACATCCTCCTCAATGAAGAGGCTGACGTGTTTAACTTCAACGGCACGACCGCCGAACTGCTGGACGTCCTGGCAGACAACGCTGGCCGTGTTGTGAACATGATCGTCCGCAACGAAATGGAAGACAATGCCACGCTGGTCTATTCGACCTCGGGCGGCTCGTCCAATTTCGGCTCGTCTGATGGCAACACCAGCGGCGTTATTGCTTCGGCGATCTTGAACTACGTCATCAACATCCTGCAAAGGAACGTTGCTGACAACTTCCTCGCGATGACGCGCGGTTCTGTGAATGTCGGCACCGTTCCGATTTTGGCGGCCTACTATGGCATCTGCCACCCGGACGTGGCCTACGACATCTCGCAGATCACGGGCTTCACCAGCGTTGAGAAGTACGCTGGCCAGGTGTCGGTTATGCCGGGCGAGTTTGGCTATTATGGCCTTGCTGGCACGGGTATCCGCTTCATGGCAACTCCTGACGCTTCTGTGGACGCCGGTCTCGGTGCCACGGGCGCAGGTGTCGCTGACAAGCGGACGACCTCTGGTGACAACGCCGATCTCTACAATGTGGTCATCTACGGCCGCCATGCAGTCGGCACCCTGGGCCTCGGTAAAGAGCAGCCCACGGATGCTGGTCCTGTTGGTCGGAAGTTCGAGACCATTGAGATCATCAACAAGCCGTTCGGTTCTGCCGGTACGGCCGACCCGCTCAACGAGTATTCCACGATGGGCTGGAAGGCATGGGCTGCCGCCAAGATTCTGAACAGCAACTGGATTCGCTCGGTGCGTTGCGCCGCAACCAACCTGGCGAACTAGTCACCGGCCTGTAGCGTGCTACAGGTTCTCTGGGGGTGTGTGGTGTGTCTTCACCGGCCCTACACACCCCTGGAGCTTTTAGAGAGGAAAAACCGTTGCCTGAGATACTCCAACAGCCGCAGAGTCCCGACGAAATCGCCAGAATAGCAGGCCGTTCTATCTACGGCACCAGCGTCGGTCTTCTTCGACGCGTCGAGCTTTACCGCCTTGGCAATGCCTGGGGCTTCAAGTTCCCCGTGGGCGCTACCAAGGACTATATGCTCCCCTTCTTCATTGACCTGGAGTCCAAGGGGATCGACCCGCTCAGGCCTCCGAAGGGCAACCTAGACACCCTCGTCAAAGCGCGGGCCTGTGAATTCACCTCAGAGAATCACAGCGAGACACCACCGCCTGAGGAACAAACAGAGAACAAAATAGCAACGGTAATGCCAGCGCCGAAGTCCTCCTTCGAGGAGAAGCTGGAGAAGTCGCCGATGCACGAGATACGCAAGCTCTGCAAGCTGAGGGGTGTTGCGTTCACCCCGCGCGACCGGAAACAAGACTTGATCGCTCGCATCGTAGCTGCAAGTGAGGGCAACGACCTTGAGCAAGACGCTCCTACAGGGTGTTAATGACGTCTTAACGAGGGTAGGAGTCACTACCCAGACCGGGGAAATCTCCTCGTTCGACACCCCATCCAAGCAAGTCTACATCGACCTCGCCATGCAGATATGGAACGAGACGGTCGATCAGGTCTGCAACATGATGGGCATTGCCCATCCTGGAGAGCCGGGGTCGTTTGACATCACCCTGGTTGCCGGACAGCGCGAGTACGATCTGCCCACCAACCTGGTGCAAATCCGCTGGCCGTTGATGGATTTCACCGACGGCAACCAGATTGACGAGTATCCCGGCGGCTATGAGCAGATGCGCATTGACCAGTTCATCCCGGGCGACTGGCTAGGCCTGCCCTATGCCGCAGTCATCAACCCGATCACTGGCCTGCTGCGCCTAGAGCGTGAGCCAACCTCCGCTGAGGATGGTCGTATCTATAGCATGCTCTACGACAAAGACCTGGCCATGGTGGATGAGGCGGACACCTTCCCCTTCTCAGACGCCACCTACCGGGCCCTGGTCCCGGCTGTGGCCGAAGGCTGGGAGCGCCTCAAGCGCAACGACTTCGACAGCACCATGTATAACAAGAACCTAGCCCGCGCCCTTAACTTCTCCAACAAGGTCAATCGGAGGACGCATTGGTAGGGCGCATTGCGGCTAAGGCAACCACCCAGTCGAACGAAGGCGAGATCAAGCTCCGCTTCGGCGGCGGGCTCAATACCCGTGCGTCGTCGGACGAGATTGACGATCGGGAGTGTGCCGACGTTAGCCAGAACTTCGACCTCGACCTAGGCAACACACAGTTCCGGCCCAGGCTCCAGTTCGACCTGGCTGGCACCGCACCAAACGCTGGCCGGATCAACGGCTTCGCCCAGCTAGTGAAGACCGATGGCACGATCAGCACCCTCATCCAGGCTGCTGGCAACGTCTATAGCACCGACGATTTCATTACCTGGACCTTCGTGGAGTCGATCTCCACCGCTGCTAGGATCAGGGGTCCGCGCACCCACATCTGGAACCTGACTGATGTGGTGCTCATCAGCGACCTCGGTGGCGTCGAGCCGATCAAGACCTGGAATGGGTCCTACTTCGACACGGTCGCCCACAACCTAACCGGCAATTTCATTGCCAAGTATATCTACGTCGATAACGAGCGGGCGTTCTTTGCCAATGTGAACTCGAACGCCGTGTCCACCCCGCATGTGGTCGTGGGCTCTGCCCAGAGCGACTACACCACCCTCTCGACCGATCAGAAGCCAACCTCATCGCTGTCTGACTCGGACGCCTTCTTCATTCCCATGCCCGACCTCAAGGCCATTAACGGTATGGCTGGGGCCTTCGGGCAGGTCGCTTTCTCCACCAAGCGCGGTCTCATGTTCCGCCTGGTTGGCAACTCCGCCCAGGACTTCCAGATGGAGCCGCTCTATTACGACTCCTATGCAGACGGCAACGAGTCCATGGTGTTTGCCGGGAATGACATCGTCTATGGCCGTCCTGGCCGTATCGAGAGCCTGCTCGGCACCGCTAACTACGGCGACGTCGAGACCGATGACCTCTCGGTCAAGATTTCCAACGCCATCGGTACTTTCAACAACTGGACGCTAGCCTATAGCTCGCGCCATCAGCGCATCTACTGCTACCCGGCTACGGAGGCTGAGCTTTGGGTCTTCCATAAGCCGCTCGTAGAGACCGGGCTGTCGCCATGGATGCGCTGGCGAACCCGACACAGCTTTGGCTTTGGCATCACCTGTATGTGGTCGATGCTCGACCCGGTCTCCGGCCTTGAGCATGTATTCATGGGTGACACAAACGGGCACGTCTTCCGCCTAGAGGGCACCGGCACCGGCGGTGACGGGGGCACCACTGAGATCGACGCCAACCGCGTCTCCAAGCTCGTGGCTCCGCCAGGTCGTGCCCAGGTCTATGACGTCCAGGGCGTGCTGAAGTACCGCCCGACCACCGGAGCCGTGGATAGCCAGGGCACGCTCACCATTAGGTTCCAGGGTGAGAACATTTCAGACAGCACCATCTCAATCCCGATCGTCGGAGCAGACGCCGGGCCTGTTTACAATGCAACTAACTATTATAGCGATGGATCAGTATATGGAAGCGAGTTCGCCGGAAGACTTAGCAGAGAAAACTTTGCCGTTGCAGGCCAAGGCAACGACATCCAGTGTGAGCTTAACATCAGCGGCACCGATACATTCCAGATCAACGAGGTTTATCTCGGATTCAAGGCGTCAGGATAGACCGCCCCCGAGACGGACGCGGCTGTTCCGCAACCGCACGGTGTCGATGCGCACGCTGGACACCGATGATCTCAAGTACCTGTTTGCCGCCTGGCGCATGGGCAAGGTCTCCTTCGACGGTTTCGAGCCAGAGGGTATGACGGCTGACGCCTTCATCGAGGCGTTCGCCCTGTTCATCCAGGAGCGCTACCAGGTCGCCTACACGCTCATAGCCAATGTTCCAGGCAAGGGTGTGATGCCGGTCGGTGTTGTGTTCGGGATCGTGCCGCTGCTCGGCAAGCGCATCATCTGGTGCGGGGACTTCACCTGGTTTCCCTGGGCTTCCAAGCGCAACAAATTAGAGAGCACTGTGCATTTCCTTAACCAGGTACGCAAGGAATGGCTTGTCCTTGGCTTCGCCAGTATGGACGAGGTGCCGTTCTTCGAGCACGTCTGCCGCTACGGTGTGCTCAGACGTATCGGGACTGTCTTTGACATGCTGATCGAGGGACCGACCGCCGTCTTCCAGACACGTAAACCCTACAAGGGGTAACACATGGGCATTTTCAGCAATCCCGCCAATAACGTCGGGAAAGTCTTCAGAAAGCAGCAGAAGCTGACTGATAAGTCCTCTGACCAGGCGGTCAATGAGGTCAATGTCACCCCTTCTGTTAATGCGCTCACGGCAGAGCAGGGGCGCCTTGCTAACAGGGGCCTGCCAGCTACCAGTCTCTCCGGCACCGGCCTGGCCGGGTCCATAGATAAGAGCGGTAATGTGCTCCTGGGGCGTAGCGCTGAGACCGGCGGCTGGATGGACCGCCTACGGTTAGGCCTCTCGTCGGATGAACAGGCCTACGGCGATCTGCTAGGCCGAATCCGGCCTGGCTTCGGTGCACTGTCTGACTCTGCAGTGCAGACCCTAGAGAATGCCAAGATGAAGGCCGTGGGCAACCTGCGCAGCCAGTTAGCCCAGCGCCGCGTGCTGGGCGCATCATTCGCTAACGACCAGGAAGCCTCCGTCCGCAATCAGTACGATCAGGATATCCAGCGGGCCAAGGCCGAGGCCATGGTGCAGGAGCTTACGATGACCCAAGCGGTCATCCAGGACCGCTCCACTGCCAGGCTAAACACTATTAACCAGGGCTTGAGCCAGATCAATTATGAGACCGGCGTAGGCGCCACGTTGATGGCCAATACCCAGAACAACATGATGAAGCTGTCTGATGCGCAGACAGATATTGCCAAGACCCTTGCTGGTATCCAAGCCCAGGCTGCCGTCGCTCGCGGCAATATCCGGGCCAACCTCTCCAGCATCCCGATCCAGGGCATGGCCCAGAATGCCCAACTACAGACGGAGGGCAGGGCGGCGCAGCAGGAGTCTATCGGCAGCACGGTCGGAAGTGTTCTCGGTATGTTCAGCTTCGGCGGCGGCGGCGGTGCAGGCGCGGCATCAACAGCATCAAAAGTGATGGGGGCATAATGTCATCACTCGGTGGAT